AATATTATTACGGATGGCCGCTTTTGCCCCTGGAGTCCCCCAGAGGCTTTTAGTATATAAAGGACTCCAGGACTCCACAAACAGTAGGTTTTAGACGAGAGCTATCCTGGAGTCCTCCCCTGGAGTCCCCCGTCTTATTTAAAAATGCCTCGTAATCCTAATTCTTTTCGTTTACAAGCCCGAAACATTTTCTTAACATATCCCCAGTGCGACATATCCAAAGATGAATGTTTGCAGATGCTTCAACATCTGCCATGGTCGGTCGTCAAACCCACATACATCAGAGTCGCTAGAGAGGAACATTCAGACGGGTTCCCACACTTACACTGTCTCATCCAACTATCAGGAAAGTCCAACATCAAGGATGCTAGATTTTTCGACATCACTCACCCCAGAAGGTCTGCCAATTTTCACCCAAATATTCAGGCAGCCAAAGACACCAATGCCGTCAAGAATTACATCACCAAAGATGGTGATTATTGTGAATCCGGGCAATACAAAGTGTCTGGGGGTACAAAGGCAAATAAAGACGACGTGTACCACAACGCCGTCATCGCAGGAACTGTGGAAGAGGCTCTCTCAATTATAAAGGCTGGTGATCCAAAAACGTTCATAGTTAGTTATCATAATGTTAAAGCTAACATAGAGCGCCTCTTTTATAAGGCTCCGGAACCATGGGCTCCTCCGTTCCAACTCTCCTCCTTTACTAACGTCCCGGACGAGATGAGTTCATGGGCATATGAATATTTTGGTCGGAGTTCCGCTGCGCGGCCGGAGAGACCTATTAGTATCATAATTGAAGGAGGTTCACGAACAGGCAAAACCATGTGGGCACGTGCTTTAGGCCCACATAATTATTTGAGTGGTCACCTCGACTTCAATTCCAAGGTCTTCTCGAATGATGTGGAGTATAACGTCATTGATGACATAGCTCCGCATTATTTAAAGCTAAAGCACTGGAAAGAGCTCATAGGGGCCCAAAGGGACTGGCAATCAAACTGTAAGTACGGCAAGCCAGTTCAAATTAAAGGTGGCATACCATCAATCGTGCTGTGCAATCCAGGAGAGGGGAGCAGTTATATATGTTTCCTTAACAAAGAGGAAAATGCATCACTAAGGGAGTGGACTATCAAAAATGCTAAATTCGTCACCCTTGAAGCCCCCCTCTATCAAAGCACAGCACAGGATTGCTAAAAAAAGAGCTGTACGTCGACGACGCATTGATTTGAACTGCGAGTGTTCTATCTTCCTCCACATCAACTGCGCAGATAATGGATTCACGCACCGGGGAGAACATCACTGCGGCTCAGGCAGAGAGTTCCGTTTTTATTTGGGAGGTTCCAAATCCCCTCTCTTTCAGGATACACCACGTAGAGAACCCGTTATTCACGAGAACCAGGATATACCACATCGAAGTCCGGTTCAACCACAACCTACGGAGAGCGTTGGGTCTCCACAAAGCCTTCTTCAATTTCCAAGTTTGGACGACTTCGATGAGAGCTTCTGGGCAGAGATATTTAGCTAGATTTAAATTACTTGTAATGTCTTATTTAGATAGCATAGGCGTTATTGGAATAAACAATGTAATTAGTGCTGTTCGTTTCGCGACGAACAAACATTATGTAAAAGATGTACTCGAGAATCATGAAATAAAATTCAAAATTTATTAATTTGTTATCGAATCATAAAAATAGATCCGAATTTTCAATGTCGCATACACAGGATTAGAGGCATGAGTACATGCCATATACAATAACAAAGCGTTCTCCGTATGATTCTCGTATTTCCCTGCTTCCTGATGGTTGTACACGACATAGTTGTTGACCTTCCAAAACCGTTTAACCAACGCCTGCTCGTTGCTCGCATACTGCCCACCAGTGACCTTAGCGTAGAACTTGTGCATGACTTGATAACGATCACGAAGATCGTTCTTCACAGTTGCTGTACTGGGCTCGTTGTCAAACATGTTGAAAACCTGGCCAAAATCCATAGGAGTACCATATGGTCTTCGGTCACGGACCAACCAAAACATGACGCTGTTGGTGTGGTTCTTGAGCTTGATATTCTCGTCCATCCATATCTTGCCCAAAATGTAGACGGACTTCACGCAAAAACGTTTCCCTACACGATGGGTAATACCATTTCCACGTGTGATGTCAGAAATACACATCACCTTACCAACATGAGATATATCATGGCGCTGCTCGTAAGACTGGACCTTACAAGGCCCTTCACAGCCTCTCGGCACATCGGGGGATCTGTACATCCGATATATCCTGGGCTTCCTGTACATGGGCCTGTTAACCCAAGCAGCGCCCTTATCAAACTTTGGGCCCATACCACCACGCGGCGTGTAATTGGCAGAGCGGGATACCTTGGAGGTCCCAGCCATTAAGCGCCATGGGGCATCCCGCTTAGGCATTTTGAATTAAAGCAAAAAATGAAATTTCCAAACGTTTTATAGGCCCACAACGACTTAGTCGCCAAGTCACAAATATCTAGGCGCGGCAGACGCTACGTGATTGGTCAGTTTAAATTTCAAATTTCATTTTATGCGTGGTCCCACGCAGGACTCCAAAAAATCGCGGCCATCCGGT